CGCACCGCGACGTCTGCACTGTGTCGGGCGATTACTCCCTCGCGGCACTGCAACGGCTGATGATCCGGTCGGTAATCCAAGACGGCGAGTTCCTCGCGTTGCGCGAGCGCGACCCGCGGCGGCCGTACGGCTTCGCGCTCCGCGTGCTTGATCCCGACCAGTTGGACGAGGGCGAGAACCGTACGCCGAACGGCACGCAACGCGCCATCATCATGGGCGTCGAGGTTGACGAGGCGGGCAAGCCGGTCGCGTATCACGTGTGGGATCGGCATCCGAGTCTCCCTGGGCGCGTCAAGCTGATCGTGCCGGCCGAGGACGTGCGGCACGTCTTCAAGCGCACGCGCGTCGGCCAGCGGCGCGGGGTGCCATGGTTTGCGCCCGCGCTCGTGTCGTGGAAGCTGGGCGACCGCTACACCGAGGCCGAGCTCTATCAGAGTCTCTTGGCGGCGGCGCAGGGTGGCTTTTTCGTCAATAAGGACGGGAGCGGCGGCATCGAGGCGCCACGCGACGCGGACGGCAACGTCGTGCCGCTGGTGATGGAAGCCGAGCCCGGCTCGGCGCGTGTGCTGCCCGGCGGCTACGAGTTCCAAGCGTGGGAGCCCAAGCATCCGACGGCGAACTTCGCCGGCTTCATGAAGGTCGTGAAACGCGGCATCGCGCGCGCGTTCGGCCGATCGTACGCGTCGCTCACGGGCGACCTGTCCGACGTGAACTTCTCAAGCATGCGCACGGATCGCCTCCGCGAAATGGCGCAGAGCAAGATGCACCAACAGGATTTGCTCGTGGAGCAGTTCCTTGCGCCCACGTTCGCCGATTGGGTGCGCATGGCGTCGCTCACGGGGGCGCTTGGGGCGATGCCGTACGACGCGGCGCAGCTCACGCAGTTCGCGACGTTTATGTGCACGGGCTGGCCGTGGATTGATCCCGTGAAAGACGCCACGGCGGCGCTGATGGAGCTCAACATGGGCACCACGAGCCCGCAGCGCATTTGCAGCGAGAAGGGTCGCGACTTCTACGAGGTCATCGACGAAATCGCCGACGCGCGGGCGTACGCCATCCGCCGCGAGGTGCCGCTCACCGCGGTGCCGCTGGCGGTGAACGTGACCGCGGACAGTACGGCTACGGCCGATGACGACACCACCACGACGACGGGGCGCGTGTTGCCGCTCCGCAAGGGGACGGCATGACGACACAGGACGCACAACGACGGCAGCCCGCGACCGCCGAGAATCCGGCGGGCGTGCGGTACCGCGAGGCGATCGTCTCGCGAATGTACGACGACGAGAAGCCGATGAAAAACGGCGACGAGTCCGACGACATGGACGAGATGGAGGAGATGGCACCGGTGGCCGTGGCGCTGTCCTCAGAGACGCCGGTGGAGCGGTATGACTGGCGCACCGGCGAGTACTACATGGAAGTGCTCGACCATAGCCCCGACGCGATTGACCTGCGCTATGCGGTTGACGGCTTGCCGTTTTGCCTCGATCACACGCTCTCGGCGCAGATCGGACTCATCGACGCGGTGAGCATTGGCGACGACCGCGTGATGCGCGGCGTGGCGCGTCCCGGCTCGCATCCGGAGGCCGAGTGGGTGTTCAAGGACATGCGCGACGGCATCCGCAAGAAAGTCAGTATCGGCTATTGGCCGGGCGACATGTACACGCAAACCAAAGACGCGGCGGGCACCATCACGCGTCGCTATACCGGCTGGACGTTGTACGAAGCGTCCAGCGTGGCAGTGCCGGCGGATTATTCCGTCGGTGTGGGGCGGAGCGCATCCGGCGCGCCGCTCGATCAATCGGCCGGTGCTGGTCCGGCCCTTTCGACGGAGTCGAAGATGGCGGGTGAGATTCAGTCGGAGCGGGGCGTGGCCCTGACTCCGGACACGCGCGCGGCCGAATTGGCGGCGCTGGCTCGTGACGGCGGCATGCCCGAGAAGGCGGCCGAGTGGATTGTGAACGGCGTGACGGTGGACGCGGCACGCACCGAAGTACTGGCGACGTTGCGCGCGGCCGCTGAGATGCGGGCGCCGATGTCGAGCGCGGCCCCCGTGGTCGAAGTGGGACGCGACCGCGCCGCCGACAAGCCGTGGAACGATGACGGCGCCGACTTCTTCCGCGCCGTAGTGTCGGCCGGTCGCGGTGGCAATGTGGACGTGCGGTTGGCGGCCTCGCGGGCGCAGAACACGCTCATGGGCGAAGAGGGCGGATTCGCGGTCCCGGCGCCGGTGGTGCAGAACTTCCTCGAAGCCACGATGACGGGCGGCGAGATCCTGTCGCGCGTGTCCACGCGTCCCGTGACCACGGGCAACAGCTACGTTGAGACGCTGGTGAAGGAAGAGGCCCGCACGAACGGCGCCCGTAACGGCGGCGTGCGCGGCTACTGGCTGGCCGAAGACGGCACCTACGTCGAGTCTCAGGCCGCCACGCGACAGTTGGATCTCAAGCTCCAGAAGCTCGGCGCGTTGGTGAAGCTGACCGAAGAGCAGATCGAGGACGGCCCTGCGCTGGTCTCGTTCTTGAACGAGCAGGTTCCCGAGGAGCTGCGTTTCGTGGCCGAACAGGCCGTGTGGGAAGGCGACGGCACGGGCAAGCCGCTCGGTGCCCTGTCGTCGGGGGCGTTGGTGTCGGTGGCCATTGAGTCGGGCCAGACCATCGCGAACACGTCCGGCCACATCTGGCAGAACGCCGCCAAGATGTACTCCCGCATGCCCGCGCGCATGCTCGACGGCGCGGCGTTCTTCATCAATCAGCAGCTCTGGTCCAAGATCCTCACGTCGACCGCCGGCACGGCGGGTGCCTCGCACCCCATGTTCATCATGCCGGGCCAGTTGGCCGAATTCCCGAACGGCTCGATCTACGGCAAGCCCATTGTGCCGGTCGAGTACGCCAGTGCCGAGGGCACGGTCGGAGACTTCGTGTTCGCGAACTTCGCCGACTACCTGCTCATCGCCAAGGGCGGCATCAAGCAAGCGACCTCGTTGCACGTGGAATTCACGCGCGACCGGCAGCTCATGAAGTTCACGTGGCGCGTCAACGGCGCACCGCGGACCCGCGTGCCCCTCACGCCGTTCAAGGGCAGCGACACCATGTCGCCGTACATCGCCCTCGCGGCTCGCACCTAACCGAATTACCGGAGGGGTCACGACGACCCCTCCGGCTTCCCTTCGTTTTGAGGCAACAGACCGATGCGTGTGTATCCCGAAATGATTCACGTGGTCGACGTGATGACGCCAGCCGCCGACGCGGCCGGACGCAACAGCGACGCCGTGAGCCTGAAGAACTTCAGCCTCGCCATCGTCGAGGCCAGCATCAACCAGGGCAACGCGGCGACCATCGCCCTCACGTTGCAGCAGTGCACCGCCGTCGACGGCACCGGCGCCAAGGCGCTCACCGTCAACGTGCCGATCTTTGCGTCGCAGGACGTGGGCGGCGCCTCGGGCGACGTGCTCACGCGGCAGACTGACGGCGTGGCCTTCACCACGTCGGCCGCGCTCACGCGCAAGACGGTCCGGTTTGTGATTGATCCGGCCACGCTCGACCTCGCCGGCGGATTCGATGCCATTCGCATCGTGACGGGCGCCAGCAACGCGGCCAACATCACGTCGGCCCGCGTGATCCTCACGCCGACCTACGCGCAGACGCCGCAGACCTCGGCGCGGATCAACTAGCATGCTGGTCCGGCTCATGTTCGGTCACCAAGCGGGCGACGTTATCGACGCGCAACCGTTGGAGGCGCGCGCCATGTTGGCCGACGGCCGCGCCGTGGTGCCGGACATGATGCCGACCGCGGCCCCGGTGGATTCGGTGGCCGTGGATCTCAACGATGTGGACCGACGCGTGGACCGCGGCACACCGCGCCACCGTCGACACGCGAGACGCTGATGCCGCTCAACACACGCGCCATGGCGCTGATGGCGTTTCGGCTCGCGCCGGACGGCAAGCGAATTGTCGTCGGCACGCAATCGACGTGGGGACTGCTCGACGACGCCGAGGACATGGTGGACGATGGCACGGGCGAGCCGGTGACGGTGCGCACGCGCGTCGTGCACTTTACCGTCGGCACGCTCACGGGCGTCGAGGACGGCACGACGATGACCGTCGGCACCGACACGTACGTGGTGCGCGGCCGACCAATGCCGCGCGAGAACGGCGACCTGCTCACGGTGCGCGTCACCCAGGCGGCGCCGTGATTCTGGAATCGGTGCGCATTATCGCCGATTGGCTCGGCGGTGCGACCTACGGCATTAACGCCGTGCGGCTCGCGGTGCCCAAGGATAGCGGCGTGACCGACTTTCCGGCGGTCACGGTGATCGACTCAACCCGCGACGGGCGTGTGACGCGCGGGGGCGTGCCGAATCTGCCGCTGACGTTGTTTCCGGCGGTGCTCGTGACGCCGGCCGATCAGCCGATGGAGCAAGCGTCTCCCGCGGTGCGGCCGTTCCCACCGGACGCCACGGTCACGGTGCTGGTGCGCTACGCGACCCGCGAGATCGACACGGCCAAGGCCGAACGGGACGCGAGCCAAACCATCAAAGCGATCTGGTGGCAGGTGGCGCAACTGCTGCTCACGCCAGACGGCGAAGCGGCGAGAACGCGCGGCAACGTGCAGCTCTACGGCATCCCGAGCATGCAAGCCGCGACGCTGTACGAATCCGCGGACGACGTGACAGTGACGGGCGGCGTGCTCGTGACCTGTCGCGTCCGATACCTGGGGCCTTGATATGCGCGAATACTTTGAGTTTACGACCCCGTCGGGCGAGGTGATCCGCGCGGCGTTCCCCGACGATCTCCCGCTCGCTGAACGCGACGCGTTTGTGGCGCTGGCTCTTGCGGCGCATCTCCCGACCCCGACCACACTCCCCAAGAAGAGGTAACGTCCCATGCCTACCGCAGCGCGGCTCAATCAGGTAATTGGCTTTCTTGCCAAGGAGGAGGCCGACTACGGAACGGCCGAGACTTTGAGTAATTCGGCCGACGGCATCAATCCGTACATCGGCGACGGCGACCCAGCCGCTCCCGAGGCGTACGACTACGTATTCGACGGCAACATCGGCCGCGCCGCCGGCAACCTCGCGCCGCAGCGCCGCACGACGCCGAACGGGCGCTTCCGCACGGGCTCGGTGCAAGTGCTGCCGAAGGGCTTCGGCACCGCGTACTCGGCCGGCGTGTTCCCGCCGCGCGAAGTGCACCGGATGCTCAAGGGATCTGGGCTCGACGCCACGTACAGCGCGTCGCCGACGCCGCAGTGGACCTACACGCCGACATTGCACGGCACCACGTTCACGTCGCTCACGTTGCGGCAGTTCGCGCAGGGGATGCAGTTCGATCAGGCGGGCGTGCTGTGCGACTGGTCCTTTGAGACGCAGGGCCTCGGCGTGCCGGTGTTCACGTTCAACTGGCGCGGCGTGGGCGTGCTCCCGACCGACACGGCTACACCGGCCATCACGATTGACTCGCCGTCGGTCATTCCGCCGGTGGCCTCGGCCATCGTGGGCAACATTGGCGCCTTCACCACGGCCACAATTCGCCGCGTGGCGTTCCGTTTGGGGCGCAACGTCGAAACGGCGCGCGTGGCGCAGAACTTGGCCGGCGGTCACGCGGGCTTTATCCCCGGCGGCATCGCGCCCGAGCTGGAGCTCGAGATCGAGCGGCCGACGCTCGCCACGTTCAACGCCGAAAACGAACTGGCCTCGGCCACGTCCCGCGCGGTCGATGTGACGTTCGGGGCGACGCAGTACAACCGCTGGAAGATCACGCTGCCACAGGCGCAGCTCACGAGCGTCGCGCCGGGCGCGGAAGGGTCGCTGGCCACGGTGGTGCTGACCTATCGCGGCTTCGCCTCGACGCCGACGACGAACGACGCTCTGTCGGTACTGTTTAACTAACCGTGCGGTACAGCGCGGCCACCTGTACGCGCGCCGCGCGTCCGATCACGATCACGATCGGGCGCGCGTCGACGCGTCGCGGGTGGCGCGTGGTGTCGCGCTGGTGGATTCGGCACGCGCGCACGTGGCACTTGGCGCCGTTGTCGGTGCCGCAGATGATGGCGCTCCAAGCGGTCGCGGGCGACCCGCTGGCGTACGTGGTGACGTTGGTGGAGGCGTTACGGACGGCCTTACCGCGGCGCTGGTGGTATCGATTGGTGGGCGATCCGGTGCGGCTCGTGCTACAACTTCCGCCGGACTTGGTGCCGGTGGTGCTTCGCGCCATGGTCTCGGCGCCGAGCGGGGACGATGTCAGCACACAGCCGCACGACGCAACCGAAGAGATCCGTCGTGCGCAACGGATGGCGGTGCATGGGAAAGACGCGCCGCGCGGCGGCATCTCGCTGGCCATGGCGGCGCTCAGTGTGCGGGCCGTCTACGGCGACGCATGGTACTACGCGCCCGACCGCTGGCCCACCACCGACGGGTATGTGC